ATTTTTTTGAAGATCCGAACAAGGCTATTAATCAGGCGATTGATAATCATCCTGCAGTTTTATCTGCAAAGCAAGCAGCAGAGCAATCACGAATTGCAATGGCTGTAGCAACGATTGAGAAACAACACCCTGATTATATGGAGATTGCGAACAGTACTGACTTTGGCGAGTGGGTTAAGTCATCGAAGGTACGGTTACAGATGTATGCAAGTGCAGTTAACTATGATGTTGATTCTGCTCTAGAACTCTTATCAACTTACAAGGCGATTAAGGGAGTGTCTCAGGCAAAAGCTGATGCACAAGTAGAAGAAACTATCCAAGCTGACAAGGTACAACGCAAACAAAATCTCAAAGCTGCTTCTGTGCAAACAGGAGGTTCTGGTGAAACGCCTCAGAAGTTTTTCCGTAGGCAAGATATTTTACGTTTAATGATGTATGACCGTGAACGATACCACGCACTTGAACCTGAGATTCGTCAGGCTTATGCGGAAGGTAGAGTTAAGGGTTAATACTTTAACTATATAAAGGAAATTTAAAAATGGCTTTAGGTTCTAACCATCAAACAATCACTACTGCAGCTAAGTTTATCCCTGAGTTGTGGAGTGACGAGGTCGTAGCAACATACAAGAAGAATTTGGTTGCTGCTAACTTAATCAAAAAGATGAGCTTCAAAGGTAAGAAAGGTGATTCAATTCACATTCCTAAACCTGGTCGTGGCTCTGCAAACGCAAAGGCTGCTCAGACTCAAGTTACTTTGAATACTGACACAGCTACTGAAGTTATCGTTAACATCGATCAGCACTGGGAATACTCAATCTTGATCGAAGACATCACTGAAGCACAAGCTTTGGCTTCTATGCGTCAATTCTACACTGATGATGCAGGTTATGCATTAGCACGTAAAGTTGATAGCTCATTGCTAGAGTTGGGTCGTGGTGTTAACGGTGGTGACGGTACTGCTGCTTACACTGGTGCTTTCTCAGGTGCTGACGGTACAACTGCTTATACAGGTACTGCAGGTGCTTTGACTGATGCTGCTATCCGTCGCTCTATTCAGCGTTTGGATGATGCTGATGTACCAATGGACGGTCGCTTCTTGATCGTTCCACCATCAACACGTAACACTTTGATGGGTATCGCACGTTTCACTGAGCAAGCTTTCGTTGGTGAAGTTGGCAATGCTAACACAATCCGTAACGGTGAAATCGGTAACGTTTATGGCGTACCTGTGTTTGTAACTTCAAACGCTGACGCTGCTACTGATGGCGATCGTATCTGCTTGCTAGGTCATCGCGACTTCGCAGTATTGGCAGAGCAAATGGCTATCCGTACACAAACTCAGTACAAGCAAGAGTGGCTTGGTACATTGTTCACTGCCGACACATTGTTCGGTGTGAAAGAGTTGCGTGACGGTGCTGCTGTTGCGTTGGCTGTACCTGCTTAATAGTAGGTAATAGCTAGATTGATCCCTCTTCGGAGGGGTCTTTCTTAAGGGCTCTACGGAGTCTTTAACAAAGACAAGGAGTTTCAATGGCTAAGTTTAGAGATAACGCTACTGGGAATGTATTCGAGTTTACACTAGCTCATGATATAGAGACAATGCGTAAACATGTAGAATATACAGAAGTGAAAGAAGAATCAGTACAAGAAGAAGCCTTATTAAAGAAACCTTTAACAAAGAAAAAACAATTAAAGGAAGTTTAAATGACACTATATCGTGGAGCAGGTGGAGGCGGTAACTCTACCAACGATGCATTAGTTACTCAAGTACAGCAATATGCTACTGAGGCTCAGACATCAGCAACCAATGCATCTACTTCTGCAAGCAACGCCTCTACATCGGCTGCTGCTGCGTCCACTGCTGCATCTAATGCTGCTGCTTCTGCAAGTACTGCTGCAAGTGCAATTAGTGCTGCTCAGTCTGCTGCTGCTTTAGCACAATCAAAAGCTAACGAAGCTGATGCTTCTGCGGATGATGCTGCTGAGGAAGCTATCCTTGCATCTACATATAGACTACAAGCACAAAATGCTTCTGTAGCTGCTGCTAATAGTGCTACTGAGGCTTCTCAAATTACTGCCGATCTCGCTGCTGACTTAGCTGCTGTTGAAGCAAACAAGAATGCTGCTGCTGCATCTGAAACACAGGCTGCTTTATCAGCGACTTCTGCTGCAAACTCTGCTACTACTGCTACATCACAAGCTGCTGCTGCATCAACAAGTGCAGGTAACGCTTCTACTTCAGCAAGTGCTGCTTCAACTAGTGCTACCAATGCTGCTGCTTCTGCTTCTACAGCAAACTCTGCAGCAGGTGTAGCAACTACTAAAGCTTCTGAGGCATCTACATCTGCAACGAATGCAGCTTCTAGTGCATCTGCAGCGTCTACTTCTGCTACCAATGCAGCAAGTTCTGCTTCTGCTGCGTCTACTTCAGCTACTAATGCAGCTACTAGTGCAACAAATGCTTCTAACTCAGCAACAAGTGCTACAGCTAGTGCAACATCTGCAACTAACTCTGCTACATCTGCTAGTGGCTCAGCTACTACAGCAACTACTAAGGCAAGTGAAGCTTCTACTTCAGCAACTAACGCAGCTAACTCAGCATCTGCTGCAGCGACAAGTGCAACTAATGCATCTAACTCTGCCAGTGCTGCTGCTACTTCTGCTTCACAAGCTGCTGCAAGTGCAGGAACATTCACTGATTCTTATGTACGTAGTTTAATCTCCGCATCAGGATCATTGTCTTATAATAATAGTACTGGTGTGATGAGCTTTACTCAAGGTAACTCAGACACAGTAACTGAAGGTTCTACGAATCTTTACTTTACAAACACAAGAGCTAGATCCGCGTTGAGTTTTGTAGCAGGTTCAGGAGCATACAACTCTACAACTGGTGTTATTACAATTCCTAACAATACAAACCAACTAACAAATGGTGCAGGTTTTACAAATAATACAGGAACAGTAACGAGTATCACGGTATCTGCGGGTACAGGATTAACTGGTGGTGGTACTGTCACTACTAGCGGTACAGTTACTTTATCTCCTGCTAGTGGTTTTAATGGTTTTGGTGCAAGAACAGTTTCTACTGGTAATCCTACTGGTGGATCTGATGGTGATATTTGGTATAAGGTTTAAACATGCCTATTAATATTCGTGATGGCGGTACTTGGAAAAACGTAGCTAATATTTATGTACGTGATGCAGGTACTTGGAAGACAGTGCAGAACGGTTATGTAAGAGATGGTGGAACATGGAAAGAATTCTATGCTAACGCTTTTGCATTTACAGTTTCATCTGATACGTCTAATTTTAATCTAAGAAACGCAGCGATTAGTGCAGGATGGAATCAAACATCAGCCCTTATTTGTACTATTAACTCAGGCGTTAACATATTTTCTACATCGACTGGAACACCTGCCTGTACTATTAACGGAAGTTTTCCTGGTGGAGTAGCTTTAATTAATAACGGAACTATTATAGGACGTGGTGGCAATGGTGGTAATGGTTCTACATCTAATCCTTTTAGTAATTTAAGTTTAAGAGCAGGAAGCAGTGGAGGAGTAGGCGGTCTTGCACTTCTTGTTCAATCACCAGTAAGCATTACAAATAATAATAGAATCGCAGGCGGTGGTGGTGGCGGTGGAGGTGGTGGTTGTTTTTTCGGAGCAACAACAAGTTGTTCAGGATCAGGAAAAAGCTATAGCTGTACTACTTATGTTAGTCCTGTTTACACAGGTGCTCCTGGAGGGGGAGGTGTAGGCGGTAGTTTAGGCGGAGAAACTCCATCAACAGCAGGATGGGGAGGGAATTCAGGATCTGGTAGCGGAGGATCTTTAACATCTTTTGGTGCAGGTGTGGCAACTGGAGGCGGTTGGGTTGGTAGTGGAAACGGAGGTACATTTGGTAGCTCAGGCGGAAGCGGATCTAATCCTTCGTATGGAGGAGATAGATACTTCCAAGGAAACGGTTTCTCAGGTGGTGCAGGTGGTGCTGCTGTATCAGGTAACGGAAATATTACGTGGGTCGCTACAGGCACACGAAACGGTGCAATAAGTTAAGGAGAAAGTATGTATAAAATTATTCATTTTGATGAAGTAAGCGGATCTATTGTTGTTAAATACGATGAGAACATGTCCCCTATTAATATTGATGTACCTTTAAACGATGAAGGTAAATATGTAGTTGGGGAAGAATTAGATTCATATATTCGTGGTTTTATTCCAGTGTGGCATATTGAAAGAATTAATAAAATTGCTGCAGGTATTCCAAATACAGCAGAGATTTCTGCATTAGTTCAGCCTGAACTGAATGAACAACTACCAGTTCAACAAACTATAGGAGCTGCTGTTGCAGTTTCTGATCCAGTTCCTGTAGATCCTTCAGCGATTGCTAATGCTGAAATGTGGGAACGTGTTCAGTTTGAAAAACAACTAGGGGATGCTTTAGTTAAGTTTGGGCTATTACAACAAAATCCAGTTAATATTCCTGTTGCGGGGTTATAACATGTCTAATGTTACAGAAGAACGTTTATCAAAATGCTCCACTTGTGAACACAAAAGAGAAGGATTTCCTGTGACATGTAGACTATGTAATTGTGTTATTAAGTTTAAAGTAATAGTACCATCTGCAAAGTGTCCAATTAATAAATGGTAAATGAAAGATAAAATGGCATATCCTGAAACAAAAATGACGTGTGTTAAAAATCTTTGGACAAGGCAAATGTTCTTTGCTAAGGCAGGTGATGCTAACGAAGGACATGTACATAACTACGATCATATTACTTTATTAGCCCACGGTTCTGTTAGAGTACATGTTGATGGACAGGCAACGGATTTTAAAGCACCTTTTATGATTTATGTACAAAAAGGTAAAAGTCATTTCATTGAAGCATTAGAAGACGGAACTGTGGCATATTGTGTTCATGCTTTACGAGATAAAGACAGTGAAGAAATTTTAGATCCTGATCAAATACCTAATGGCGTCGATGTGTTTGCAGCAGGTCTTGCAAGAAATTTATGAGTGTAAAAATATTTAAAAACTTTTTAAGTAAAAAAGAATGTGAAGAATTAAATAAAATTGCACTGCAAGGAATTAATGAAGGTTGGTGTTATAAAGGAATTCAAGATCATAAGCACAATTACAATCTAAGATTTACAAGTAGATTACACATGGCTAATTCAGAATATCCGCAGTTTGTTCGAGATATGTCTGACAGAATAAGAAAGTTTGTAGGAATAAATACCTTTCCGTTAATAGTAGGGCATGGTAAAGATGGTGTGGTTGTATCTGTAACATTTAAAGGAGGATCTGTATATAAGCATAGAGATCCTAGAAGCACTGAAGGACTTTTAACATATAGATGTAATATCCTAACGCAAGCAAATGAAGAAGGATGTGAGTTATATGTTGATAATAAAAAGATAGAAATAGAGGTAGGAGATTTACATTGTTATATGGTGTCTGAATTACCTCACTATGTAACAGAAGCAAAGGGAGATACACCACGAATAATGTGGATGTTTGGTGCTCATATCCCTCAAGAATTAGCAAGCAAGTATTTATAACATTTTAGACACGGATCAATATGTCGGATAACATAACAGAAAAGGACTTCGGTGCATTAGAAGCAGAAGTTCGCATACTAATTAACGAAGTTCATC